ACCTCCCGTGGGAACAGCCCGTCAAGATTTAGGAGGAACGATGTCAAAAGTCGAATGGCGCAACAGGATCACACGAAGCGGAGAGATCGCCCCAGAGGGGCTCGTCCCGAATCCAGAGAACTACAGGGAGCACCCGGATAAGCAACAGCGCCTGATGAACGGCGCGCTGAACGAACTCGGATGGGTTCAGCCGGTGATCGTCAACGAACAGACGGGACGCCTCATCGACGGCCATATGCGCGTCGCGCTGGCAATGCGCAGGGGCGAAGCGACGGTCCCCGTCAACTTCGTAGACCTCAGCCCAGAGGAAGAGAAACTCGCCCTCGCCACGCTTGACCCGCTCGGGGAACTTGCGCGCCAGAGCGACGATGACCTCCGCGCGCTGCTCGCGCAGTTGACGGTCAACGATGCCGACCTCAAGGAACTCCTCGTCTCGCTAGACCAGGAAGCGGGCGGAGACCAGGACAATAGCGCGGAGAGCAGGGAAGCGGGAATGGCGAGCGACCGGGTCGATGCGCTCCGAGAAAAGTGGGGAGTGCGCACGGGCGACATTTGGCAAGTCGGAAGCCACAGGATCGGATGCCTTGACGCCACAAATCCGAAAGCGATCGCCGCCTTGATGGGCGGAAAGAAAGCGCACCTCGTCTTCACGGACCCGCCATACGGCGTCGCCTACAAGAGTGAGGGCCACGCGGAGATTAAAAACGACGCGCTCACCGGCGACGAACTGATGGACTTCCTGCTTAAGAGTTTCAGGAATATGGAAGAGCACGCCTACGACGATGCAGCGTTCTACATTTGGCACGCCTCGGCAAGCCGTGACGCTTTCACAGAAGCGATGAAGCGCGCAGGATTGATGGAAAAGCAGTACCTCATCTGGGCAAAGCCACAGCCCACGCTCGGACACGCGGACTATCAACAGGCGCACGAACCCTGCTTCTACGCCAGCAAAGCGATCCACCAGCCGCGCTGGTTCGGGGCACGAGACAAAAACACGGTGTGGGTTATCGCGCAGGCAGACGCGGAGCGGGCCGCCGCCGTACTCACAGGCGGGCTGTTGATCAGCGCAGGGGACCGCCGCCTCTGGGTTAGCGACAAAGCGCCAAAGGGAAAAAAGATGCGCACCTTCCGAATCGACAAGGGGGAGCGCTTGGAACTGAACGAACCGGGAGCAGAGGGCGACGTGTGGATCGTCGGACGCGATACCACTAAAGCCTTCCACCCCACACAGAAGCCAGTGGAACTGCCAGCCCGCGGCATTCGCAATAGCAGCGAACCCGGGAACATCGTGCTGGACCTCTTCCTCGGAAGCGGCTCCACCGCGGTCGCAGCGGAGCGCACCGGGCGCACTTGCTACGGCACGGACTACAACGAAGGGTACGTCGCCGTCGTGCTTGAACGCCTGAGCGAAGAGGGACTCAAGCCAGAGAGAGTCGAATCCTTCCAGGGCGCATAAGTGGGAACGCGGGGACCGGTGCCAAAGCCAACGCGCCTCAAAGTCCTCGCAGGAGAGACACGCCCATCGGTGATCAACTACGCGGAACCGATCCCAGCGGGCGGGCCACTCACCCCGCCAGAAGACTTGCGCCCAGAAGTGCGAACGATCTGGGAGCGCGTCGTTGAAGCGCTCGGGCCAACAGGCGTGCTGACCTCCGCGGACAGAGACCTTCTCCGGCTATACGCGGAAGCGCTGGCGCGATACATTGAAGCGGAACAAATGCTCGCCAAGTCGGGACCGTTGATCCGGGGCAGGGACGGCAACCTCGTCAAGAATCCGCTCCACCAAATCGTCAGGGATAACGGGGACGCAGTCAAAAAGTACGCGCGCGAACTAGGACTCACGCCCGCTGCTAGAGTTGGACTGAGAGGAGAAATCGATGGGAACGCGAACTCGGCCACGGCGAAACTCGACGCAATCATCCAAGCCGCGCGCAGGGCTTAAGGGCGAAGGGGCGGTCGTCGCGGACTTCATCGAATCGTTCTGCAGACTTTCACGAGGGGACGAAGCGGGGCAGTTGATCAAACTCCGCCCCTGGCAGCGCGAAATCCTGATGGAACTATTCCGCCACCGGGAAGACGGCAAGCGAAAGTACCGTCGCGGGCTGCTCTTGATGCCACGGAAAAACGGCAAGTCGCTCCTGGCGGCAGGCATCGCCCTCTATTCGCTTTTTACAGAAGTCGGCGCGGAAGTCGCCATCGTCGCAGGAGACCGCGCCCAGGCCCGCATCATCTTCAGGGAGTGCTCGCGGATGGTTGAACTCGACCCGATCCTTAGCAGAAAACTCCACGTGCTCAGGGACGTCATCGAGTACCCCGAGACCGGAAGCGTGCTGCGAGTTTTGTCTTCGGAAGCCACGCGCGCGGAGGGATACAACTTCTCCACCGTTCTCTTTGACGAAATCCACGTCCAGCCCGATGACCGCCTCTGGTCCACGGTAAACCTCGGAAGCGGCGCGCGGAAGAGTCCGCTCGTGCTTGGCATTTCCACCGCGGGCACGAAGACGGATACGCGCGGCCAAGACTCGCTCTGCTACCGCCTATGGCAATACGGCAAGCGACTCGAGAGCGGAGAGTTGAACGATGACGCCTTCTACTTCCGTTCCTTTTCAGCGCCAGACAATCTCGCCTGGGATTCGCCAGAGGCGGCGCAGACAGCCAATCCAGCCTATGGGGACTTCCTAGACCCGGAAGACTTCACCGCCGCCGCGCGATCAATCCCGCGCCACGAGTACGAGACAAAGCGCCTATGCCGCTGGGTTTACTCGGCGGACCCCTACCTTCCAGCGGGAACGTGGGACGCCTGCGAAGCGGAGGGGATGGAACTCAAGCCAGAGGAACCGATCACGCTCGGCTTTGACGGTTCCTACGCCGGGGACTCAACGGCCATCGTCGCGTGCAGGATCAGCGATAAGGCCCTCTTCGTGCTCGGGCACTGGGAAAGGGCGATCGACGGGGACCTTGCGTGGCGCGTTCCGATTGAGGAAGTCGAAGCCCGAATGCTGCAAATCTGCAAAGAGCATACGGTGCGCGAAATCGTCTGCGATCCGTTCCGGTGGCAGCGATCGATGGAAGCCTGGGCGCAAGTCGGACTGCCTGTCGTTGAGTTTCCACAAACGCCCGCCCGAATGGTTCCAGCGACGGCGGGCTTCTATGATGCAGTTGTTAATAAGCAACTCACACACACAGGGGACCCGAGACTCGCACGGCACGCGGCGAACGCAACGCCCCACTATTCCAGGGGCGGACTGATGGTCAAAAAGGAAAGCAAAAACAGCCTCAAAAGAATCGACCTACTCGTCGCCGGGATAATGGCGCACTCGCGCGCTGCTACACTTGGCACCACACCGGGGCCGCAGCCGAAAGCGGAAGTCAAATGGATCGAATTGTAAGGGAGAACCGTGGGACTACTTGACCGCCTGCTCGGACGAACGGAACCACAGGAACAGCGAACGATCGGCGGCCAGTGGTGGTCGCCTGATCCGAACTACGCGGGAGTGCGAGTCACAGAGGAAAACGCCACCAGCATCGGCGCAGTTTACGCCGCCGTAAAACTCTACGCGGACACCGTCGCGTCGCTCCCGTGGGACACGTACATCCGCATCGATGGAACACGCAGGCCATACCGCCCGCGCCCATCTTGGATGGATGCGCCGATTCCGAATAACCCGAACTTCACATCGTTTGAATTCAAGCATCGCGTGACCACCAGCCTGCTCATCGACGGGAACGCGTTCATCCTGGCACTCCGGGATAGCAGCGATAACGTCGTCGAGACCCGAGTGCTTGATCCAAAAAAGGTTGAGATCAAGACGGGATCAAACGGGGAACCGCTCTACCACGTCACCACACGCGAAGGGGGCGCAGTCCTCACCTCCGATGACATCGTCCACATTCCGCTCTTCGCAACAGGAGAGAACCATCGCGGGCTTTCGCCGGTTGAACACCACGCGGTCACGCTCGGGCTCGCCAGCGCCACGCAAATCTTCAGCGCGAAGTTCTACCAGAACGGAACCACGCTCGGTGGCGTCGTCAAAGTTCCAGGCGAACTCACGCAGGAGCAGGCCGAAAGCCTGCGCTCAGGATTCAGCCGACGCCACGAAGGAGTCGACAAAGCCTGGAAAGTTGCGGTGCTTACAGGCGGCGCGGATTACCAGCAACTCGGAATGAAGATCAGCGACCTGCAACTGGTCGAGACAATGCACTACGGCGTAGAAGCCATCGCGCGCATCTACGGCGTGCCGCTGCATATGCTCCAGTACCCAGGCGGCAACACCTCCTACAGCAGCGTGGAGATCATCTCCATCGAGTGGTTGCGCCTCGGACTCGGCCCACTCATCGCATCCCTTGAGGCTTCGTTCCAGCGCATCGTGCCAGGAGCCGAGCAGACCTTCTTGAAGTTCACGCTGGACGGCTTGCTTCGCGCAACGACGCAGGAGCGCTACAACTCGTACGCGACCGCATTGAACAACGGCTTCCTGAGCATCAACGAAGTTCGCGCGCTGGAAGATCGTTCGCCAGTGGACGGTGGCGCAGAGTTCTGGAAGCCGCTGAACATCGGCACGCTCGGACAGGACGATCAGGTCTGATGTCCTACATCATCACCGACATTGATGGCACGCTGACAACGACAGGCGACACGCCGAACCAGCCGTACATCGACTGGCTCAAGAGCCAAGCCAACGACTTCGGCGCCGAGGTCCTCGTCGTATCGGCACGAAACATTGACCGACTTGCCGAGACAGAGAAGTGGCTCAACGACAACATGGTGCCGTACGAGGCAATCTACTTGCAGGACTTTGGAGAGAGCAACCCAGCCGTGAACGAAGCGTTCAAGGCATACAAGTATTCTAAGTTGCAGGAAGAGTAAGGCGATGAGATTCCCTTCCTCGTAGACAACGACGCCGAGGCGCGCGATGCGGCCGAGGGCCTGGTCATCCTCGCCTACACGCCAGACGAGGCGCTCGCCCTGACCGTAGACAACTCGATGGAAGAGAACGCGTTGCGTGTCTTGATTGACGTGCCTGAGTTCA